GTGGTAACATTAACCTTAACAACTATCTCAAAATCATCCAAACTTTACAATCCTATGGAGTACATAGCAATACTGGTGATAATGTTAATTACATTTAGTGTAATTTTCATCCCTAATCAATGGGACGTACCAATTAAACCTAAACGCAAACACACCAATACTAAGTTTATCATCCCAGCAGAGTTTTGGGTGGAGTACAACGAGATGTTAAGAGAAATAAATGATATGACCGAAGGCAATGCAAGAGTGGTGTTTCAAAGATTAAACCAATTAAACGAGAAGTATTGTAGGTTATTTATGAACTATACCTACGATGAGAAAATGACTCAATTAATAGAAAAGTATAACGCAAAGATTAATTATTTTCATAACCAAAAAACAAAGTAAAATGGGACTAAATCAAAGTCAGAACAAAGGAGTGTTTTTAAGTATTACTAATGGTAAACTTGTGCGCCAGTTTTCTGCGCCAACAGAGAAATCAGTTAGCAGATTCAACAAAATGGGTCGTGAAGTCCACGAAGAATTTTATGACTCATTAAGTGGATGGCTCACCGACATCAAGACCAAAGAGTCTGAGTATGGCAAGTTTTGGGTCATCACCATCAAAGATGAGAATGTATATTACAACTTAGAGTGTAAGTACGATAGCGGTTATGCTATGTCATTTTTGAAAGCATTACCAAATGCTGACCTATCTGAAGTCATTACCTTATCTCCAAAGCTAATCGTGGATGGTGATAAGAAGCAATCTGTACTTTTCATTTCGCAAAATGGGAACGGACTCAAGCATTACTGGACTAAGGCTGATCCGAAAGAATTACCTGACTTGCAAAAGATAAAAGTAAAAGGTAAGGAGACCTGGGATTCTACCAATAGGTTAGAATATTTGGAAGATTATGTGAAATTATCTATCTTACCTAAGATTAAACCTACCCTCTCAGATGTAACCGAGGGAGACGATACACCATTTTAGTGTTGGGTTGTATTCGGGGGTTGCGCAAGAGCGCATTTAGGGAGGGTTCCCACCCCATTTATTTAAATTATTAGAACTATTGCTAAATAAGATTTAGCAAATGTGTTTCATTAGTGTAGCATACGACCTAATGTGTCTACGTTGGGGTCTTTTTTTAACTGACTAAATTTTGCCTAAAATTGTCACTGCGGTGACTAAATTTAAACTATGAACAATTATACTATCGACTTAAACAAAAATCGCATCGAGTTTTTAGACTCACGTTTTTATGCCACACCATCAGGTGGCTACGTTCCTTCAGTTACCACAATCTTAGAGTGCTTCCCAAAGGGAGCAGAGTTTTACAAATGGCTCAAAGAAATGGGAGGCGATGCCGACACGATCCGTGATGAGGCTGGTCGTAGAGGCTCTAACGTACACGCATTGACCGAAAGGTATGATGAAGGGGAGGAAGTGTCTTATTTAGACCATAATGGCTTCCCAGCGTACAAGAACTTAGAGTGGTCAATGTTTGAAAGGTATGTCGATTTCTGCACTACCCACAAGCCACAAATTGAGATGATGGAAGCGCATTTTATTTCCGAAAAGCTTGGTTTTGCGGGTACTTTAGATAGGGTAATCACCCTAAACGGTAAAAGAATACTGATTGACATCAAAACATCAAATAGTGTGCAAGATAGCTATTGGTTGCAATTAGCTGCTTATTACGAATTGCTTAGTGAGATTGCAACGGATGTCAAAAGCATTGATGAGGTAGGTATCTTATGGTTAAATGCCAAGACCCGTACAACTGGCAAAGGTGGAGCAATACAAGGAGTAGGTTGGCAACTAATTACCAAGCCGATTAGTGAGGTGTTAAGCTATTGGACACTATTCCAAGCAACCCACCAGCTATGGCTTTATATGAACGAGACAACCAAACCAAGACAATTATCTTACACTTTAAAACATAAGAAATGAGCCACGATTTCATCACCATCGACAACAAAGACACAGTAGTGTATCGCATCGCATCACTACTCCGCTCACGCTCCGAGACTGGCATTCGTAAGTATGGGACAACTATGGATAGGACTGACTTAGAGGTTAAGCAATGGATAGACCACGCTATCGAGGAGTCGCTTGATCACGCATTGTATCTTATGAAACTAAAGGATGAATTAAATAAATAATTATGGCACAACAAACCGCAGTAGAATATTTATTAGAAAAACTATACACTCAGTATAGATTTGAATTTTCGGGTACAATAGTAGATCAAGCCAAAGCAATGGAGAAGGAGCAGATAATAAAGGCGGCTTGTTATGAACCATTTTTAGGTGACTTTCCAAGAAAAGAAGGTGAGCATTATTACAATAAAATTTATAGTAAATGAACAACAACTTAAAAGAAGCCTATGACATCATCATCAAAATGATAGATGAGAAAATGAATAGTACAAACATCAATGATTTGTATTATGTCAAAGGATTGTTAGATGCTCTTAAAATTATAAATGATAAGAAGTATGAATAAATTAATAGCTTGGACAATTATTGTCATCCTATGCTTAGTAGTTTGGTTTTTCTTTTTTTATGGAATTATTAAATTCTTCCAAGAATGCAGTTGCGAGACTATCAAGTAGAGTTGTCTGATAAGGCAACTGCGATACTCAAGCAATATGGACTGGTGTATCTTGCTATGGAAGTAAGGACTGGTAAGACATTAACCGCCTTTGCTACGGCTTATAAGTTTGGCGCTAAGAAGGTATTGTTTGTGACCAAGAAGAAAGCGATTGATGACATCATTGCACAAGCTAAAAAGTTAGGGTTAGATTTGGAGATTTATGTAACAAATTATGAGCAGTTGCATAATGTCAATGAGGAGTTTAATCTTATTATTATCGATGAAGCGCATAGCATTGGAGCATTCCCCACACCATCACTAAGAGCAAAAGAATTAAAACGTATATGTAATGGAAAAGCAATTATCTTCCTATCGGGAACGCCCACTCCCGAGAGCTTCTCTCAGATCTTCCATCAGACCTGGGTATCGTCTTTTAGTCCTTTTAAAGATTACAAAAATTTCTATGGGTGGGCAAAAGATTACGTTGACATACGCAAAAAATATTTGTATGGTAAAACGATTAATGATTACTCAATGGCAAAAAGAGAACTTATTGAAGAAAAGACGAACCACCTATTCCTTGCCTATACCCAAGAACAAGCTGGGTTCACGGAACTTGTGAAGGAAAATGTTTTATACGTTAAAATGGAGGATAACACTTACAAATTTGCAGAACGGCTTAGAATTGATAAAGTTATCACCAACAAGGAAGGAAAGAGTGTTTTAGGAGATACGGCAGTAAAGCTAATGAACAAGCTCCATCAGATTTATAGTGGCACGGTGATAGTAGATGCACCAGAGAGATACGGCAAGGTCATTGACTATACAAAGGCTGAGTTTATCAAGCAATATTTCGAAGGTAAGAAAATCGCCATATTTTATAAATTTGCCGCCGAGCAAATGGCAATCAAATGGGTAATGGGTAAATGCTATGATGATCCAACTGAGTTTAATAATGCTGATGACGGCTGCTTTATATCGCAAATAGTCAGCGGTAGGGAAGGGGTAAATCTTAGCACGGCTGATGCGCTTGTCTTTTATAATATTGATTTTAGTGCGACATCTTACTGGCAAAGTAGAGCAAGGATTCAAACTAAAGATAGGACCAAAGAGGCGCAAATATATTGGATATTTAGCGAGGGTGGTATTGAGGATAAGATATATAAAGCGGTAATGAATAAGCGCGATTTCACAACGGAATATTTCAAGAAAGAATACGGACTTTAATTTTACTTATATTTGTCAACACTTAAACTTTAAACTATGTCTAAACAACATCACATCACTAAGAGACTTGATTGCACCATTTCCTATCTAGCCGAATACTTAGGCTTACGAGAAAACTCCTATGACATCTCAGCACAAATAGAGGATTTGAGGTGCTTTTGGTATAGCGACTACCAAACCAATCACAACCAAGCCTATTTTGAGGTAGGTCACGAGCAAACATCCTTCTTTATCAATTTCCAAATCCCCTTGGAGGAACTAACCCAAGATGAAATTGCAATGCTAAGCGTGAGATGGGTATGCTACACGGATGATAGGAATCTTTATGGTAGTGTCCCATTTACAACCGACAACAAGACCATCCCTCAAGTTGATTTTGATGTGGAGGTAAAAGGTGGTCTTATTCAGCCAATAGAACTAATTTTTTACGTTGACCAAGGGTGGTTGCAAATAAAGTAATATGAGGCACGGATCATTATTTAGTGGTATAGGTGGCTTTGACCTGGCTGCCGAATGGATGGGTTGGGAAAACGTGTTTCATTGCGAATGGAATAAATTTGGACAACAAGTATTAAAATATTACTGGCCTAAAGCAATAAGTTATGAGGACATCACTAAAACAGACTTCACTATTCACCGAGGAAGCATTGACATCCTCACCGGTGGATTCCCTTGCCAACCCTACTCATCAGCTGGAAAGCGACTCGGCAAAGAAGATAAGAGACACCTCTGGCCGGAAATGCTTAGAGCAATTAGAGAAATTCAACCAAGTTGGGTCGTGGGCGAAAACGTTTTCGGACTTGTTAATTGGTCAGACGGGTTGGTATTCCACGAGGTGCAAACTGACTTGGAAGCTGAAGGGTACGAAGTACAATCGTATGTACTTCCAGCTGCAAGTGTCGGCAATTGCCCACACAGAAGAGACAGAATTTGGTTTGTTGCCTACTCCAATGGCTCAAAGCAGACAAACAACGGAGGAGGAAACATTGAAAAGGAAAGAGAAATATGGAGGAATGAAGAGAGCAATGTATTTAGAGAATTATCTTGCGATGGGTTTATTGCCTACACCAACGACAATGGAAATAAGACAAGGAAAAGGATACAACGTGAAGGAAGGATGGACTTGGACTGGATTATATTGGAAAAACGAAAAAGGAATAAAGAAGCAAACGGATTTGTCGTCAACAATAATGATGCAAATGTTACCAACACCGATGGCATCGGATTGTGGAGAGAAAGTGACGGGATTGGAAAATCAAGACTCTTTAGTAAAGAGAGCAAGGGAAATTACTGGGAAAACTTCCCAACTGTCTCCCCAGTTTGTAATGGAGATGATGGGCTTTCCAACCGACTGGACTCTATTACCTTTCCTAAATGGAGACAAGAGTCAATAAAAGCTGGAGGCAACGCCATAGTTCCACAAGTAGTATATCAAATATTTAAAGCTATACAAGAATATGAAAGAATCACAACTCCAAACACAAATTAAGAACCGCTTAACCAAGCACGGATGGTTGGTGGTGAAGATTATTAGTTCATCAATGAATGGCATCCCAGACCTAATGTGCATTCGCAAGGGTGTGGTAATGTTCCTCGAAGTTAAGACAGATGTAGGGGTGGTTGCGCCACTGCAAGAGTATGTAATGAAAGTGCTTAATAGTAACCAGGTGCATAGTAGAGTAGTCAGGTCAGTAGAAGATGTAGATGTTTATTGTCATAAAAATGTTTAATATGAGTATAAAAAACAAATATTCAGTAAAATCTATTGATAATTATTTGTGTAAAGATTGGTTATTACATAAACATTATGCAAAAAGAATACCAAGTATAAGCTATGCTTTTGGATTATTTAGTGCATCTAATATTTTAAATGGAATTGTTTGTTATGGCAGACCTGTTGCACATACATTAATAAAAAATGCTTTTAGTGGAGAATATCAAGAGCAATTTTTAGAATTAAATAGATTAGTTGTTAATGAAGGTTTAGAAAAAAATACATTATCTTTTTTTGTTTCTGAAAGTTTAAAAATGCTACCAAAGCCGCAAGTTATTGTTAGTTATGCTGATACAAGTCAAAATCATAATGGTTATATTTATCAAGCAACTAATTGGTTTTATACAGGTTTATCAGCAGAATTTAAGGACTACATGGTTAAAGGCTTAGAACATATGCACTCTGCATCAATTATGGACAAGGTAGGTAGAAGTGATGGAGATAATGGTCATATAAATAAAGTAGAATTATTAAAAATGAAATTTGGAGAAGAAAATATTTACATGGTTGATAGACCAAGAAAACATAGATATTTTTATTTTTTAGGAAATAAAAATGAAGTAAAAAAAATGAAACAACTTTTAAAATACAAACAAGAGCCATATCCTAAAGGTGAAAATAAAAGATATGATGCAAGTTTTAAACCAACAATACAAACTCAATTATTTTAAATGCACACTAAATACTTAGACTTTGGAGTTAATGTTATTGCGGTAAATGATAAGAAACAAGCCATCTTCCCTTGGAAGGAATATCAAAGCCGAGCAATAACGAAAGATGAATTAGAGAAGCAAATGGCAGACCCACGAGCCAAAGGTATAGCAGTAATTTGCGGAGCAGTTAGTGGAGGACTTGAAGTTATTGATATAGATACGAAGTATGAAACTTTCCCACTTTGGGAACAGATTAAGGTTAAGATACCTGAAGATATTTTTGAGAAGCTACACATCGTACAGACTAAGAGCAAAGGCTATCATCTGTATTATAAATGCGAGGAGATTGAAGGCAACCAGAAGTTAGCTCAAAGGCTCCCGACAAATGAAGAGTTGAAGTCATCTCCTCAAATTAAGACCTACTGCATAATAGAAACAAGAGGTGAGGCTGGGTATGTGGTTGCACCACCAAGTGATGGATATACTATCGTTCAGAAAGGTATTAATATTATTACCATTGAAGAAAGGTCAACTTTGTTTGAAGTGATGCGTAGTTTTAATGAAATAATTGAAGAGCAAATAATTGAAGCGCATCAGCGACCAAGCACGAAGGATTATGGTGTATCGCCATTTGAGGATTATAACAAGAGAGGTGATGTGTCGGCATTATTGCAGTCACACGGATGGAGTATTGTAAAGGAGAATAGCGAGAGGGTTTATTATTTGCGCCCAGGTAGCAAGGCAGAGCATAGTGGATCGTATAATAAGTCACTTGGTTTGTTTAGCGTGTTTAGTGTAAATACACCATTTACCCCTCAGAAGGGTTACCGCCCAGCCATTGTGTATGCAATTTTAGAACATAATTCTGATTTTAAGAAAGCAGCCAAGGCTCTTTTAGAGCAAGGATACGGAGAAAAAAAAACATCGGACAAGTTAGAGCGAACATTATTTAATAAGAAGCAGAACGGAGCGACCAAAGATGAGTTGGTGTCTCTACTGGTTCAATCGCATCGCAAGAGCGTATCCGATGCAACCGAAATGGTGGAGAACCTTGAAGATAGGTGGGGTGAGCAGATTTGCACGTTTTGGGATGTGTCCGAGCAAGATAGGCTTACCATCAATCGCTATAAGCTGCAAGTATTTCTAACCACAGTAGGAGGCTTTAGGCTTTATTTTTACGACCAAAATAGCACCATTTATCGACTTGTGAGGATAAAGGATGGTTTTGTAGAAGAGTCCTCCACAGAGCAGATAAAACGCTTTATAAAGGATTACATCGATAGGCTACCTGATAGTTTTGATGGTGGAATTACGCCACAAGATCTACTTGAACACATCTATCGTGGTGCTTCGGCTTTATTTTCTGATGCTTTCTTTGAGTTTTTTGATAGGGCAGATATAAATTTTCTGCAAGACGCACAAGATACTTCATACTTCCCATTTAAAAATGGTGTGGTTTGCGTAAGTAAGAATAAGATAGAACTCAAGACGTATGGTGAATTAAATAAATTTGTTTGGAAAACACAAATTATCGACCACCATATTTATGTTGATGATGGCTCGATAAAGTTGGAAGAAATAGAATATTATAAATTTTTGCACTATATCAGCGGTGAAGAGTCAGAGAGGCTGATGTATGCCATCACACTGATTGGTTATCTTCTTCATACCTATAAAGACCCCTCCCGCCCATTCTCGGTTATTCTTGCCGAAGAGACTGAGAATGAGGCTAATGGAGGAGGCACTGGTAAGGGAATTTTTGTAAAGGCTCTTGGGCATTTGAGTAACCTGGTTCGTGTGGATGGTAAGAACTTTAAGGTAGATAAGAACTTTGCCTTTCAGAGGGTAGATCTTGATACAAGGATTTTAGCTATTGAAGATACACGTAGGAACGTAGATTTTGAGGGTTTTTATAGCATTATAACTGAAGGCATAACAGTTGAGAAGAAGAATAAGGATGAGCTTTTTATCCCTTATAAAGATAGTCCTAAGGTTATGTTTACCACCAATTATACCATTCCTAATATGGGCAACCACGCTAAAAGGAGGCAGAAGGTGTTTGAATTTTCGCCATACTTCGGAGCTGGTAAGACCCCTGAAGATGTGTTTGGACATAAATTATTTGAAGATTGGGACAAGGATGAGTGGAATAGGTTTTTTAATTTGATGTTTAACTGCGTTCAAATATACCTTGAAAGTGGGGTTTTGGCAGTCGAAAATTCGGATAAATTGCTAAGGAAACAAGT